TGACAACGTGCGCGGCGCCCTGGACACCATCGACAAGAACGAGGAGTTCATCTAGCTTACGCTCGCAGTGCTGATGACACCCGAATGACAGCAATCGATGCCACGCTAAGCCCCTAGCACCCCATGCTTGCAGGGGGCGCTAAAAAGCTATAAAAAACAGTTCTTTGGAACGGCGCCCACTGCAATCGATGCCGTACCGTGACTAACCGTGTTTCACGTTTCCCCGCAAAAGTCCCTACAGGCTTTCGACAGGAAAGCCCCTGCATTCCGGCGTCCTGCCGACCGAACACAATCATACCTCCCTGCAATACCAAGACTGCGCATACAGCACCCCATCGACCTCCTCCAGACCACTCAGCGTGAAACCGAGCGTTGCCATGCTGGTCAGGCGAGCATCGAGAAGTGGCCGAAGCGGTGGCGCATCACCCGGCCAGGCACCATGCCGCAGAGACGCGGTGCTGGACGTTCTTTTGAGGATGTCAGATGGCGCGCTGGAGAAAATGATATCGCCCTTAACTGGTTCCGCGCTGGCGATATCCCTTTTCGCTCTGGCGACACCGCGCTCTCTCATGGGCACAATCAGGAATTGCATTGCCTGCTCGATACTGGATAAAAAAACAGTATCAACAATCCACCTAGCGACTTTCAACGGCGCGCTGATCGGCGGTCAGCGGTTCAGCTCCCTGACATAAGCCTGACACGCAGCCAACGCAATCAATCCTTGGTCGCCGGCATCGGTGATGGCGACAATTCGTTGAGCATGCGCTGGGTCAAGTCTGGCGCGCGCTCTTCCATGAACCACGCTGCTGGTCTCGGTACCGGCTGGCATTGAGCAGCCACCGGCTGAATCCGTGGCGTCAAGAATGACTGACAACCGCAGGTCAGAAGTGGCAAGGCGATCGCGCAGGCGATCCTGATTCTTTTGAGCATCGCTGAGTTCCTTGTAGTGGGATTGCTCGCTGGCCGAAAGGTGCTGCTCCAGAGCCAAACGCTTGTCCTGCTCGGCCTGCTGGGCGGTAGCGGCGGCCACGGTGATCTGGTTAAGGGTTTCTGCATGCAGCCGAGCCTGCTCGGCCAACTGCATCCCGTAGCGCCAGTCCTGGAACTGCCAGGCGCACCAGACGCTGGCGAGAATCAAGACCACCGCACCCACGTCTTTCCACGGAACGGCTATCAAGCCAGCACCTTAAACACCTTGGCGTACAGCGCTTCACGATCCTGTGCGCCGTTCGGCACCCGCCCCCGACGACCTGTGTTGATGATGCTGCCGATATTTGCGTTGTCGCCGGCATCGGCCAGGGTGTTCAGACCGTGCGCGGCCCAAAACCAGGCCGCTGACATCGCGGCATGCTGCGGCAGTTCCAGCAACTCAGGCTGGTTGATGAGGTCGAGGCCCAACGCTTCGCCGCATTCGGCATAGTTCGCACGGCCAGTGACCTGAATTAGGCCGCGCCCGCAGTACTTTCGGCCGTCACCAGCCACAGTATTGCCCAGGTCTTTGCGTCCTTCATACCCGCGCTGGGCGGCGGTTGGCCCCCAGATCTCGCGCACGTACACCAACTGTCCGGATTCGTGGCCGATCTGGGCGATGAACGCGGCAACTCGCTTACTGCCGACGATCTGGTACCGCTGCATCGCTGTATTCAATGCAGGTGCAAAAACGCCGGCTTTGGCGCCGGCGTTTGGGAGGATCTGCAGCAGTTGCTGAGTAGTTATGGGCATTCGATTCTCCAATTGACTAGCCGTCCAGAACATAGATCTGGTGATAGTTATGATTTTTAGATAAAGTGATCGATTATTTTCAGCGGAAAAAATCACGGATCGCGGAATGAACAAAGAAGAAATCCAACGTTTTCCCAACCTTGATTTTTTAAGGATACTTCTAGCCACCGAAGTTGTTATAGCACATGTATTTATGCTGACAATTCCAACATATAACTTCTCAGCCCCTATTATGGCCGTGCCCGCTTTCTTAGCAGTAAGCGGCGTAGTTATTTTAAAAAGCTATGGCGAGTCACAATCCTTCAAAGACTTCGCCAAAAAGCGAGCAATGCGAATACTTCCAGCATTGATAACATCAATATTGTTAATTCTGTTTCTATTTGACTGGAGAGTGGCCGTAAATTCAACTACCACTTGGTTGACTGCCGGAATATACATCCCAAACGGATATACAAACCAAGCTTTGTGGTCGCTGGCGTGGGAGGAGCTTGCCTACATACTATTGGCGATTCTTTGGTCCTTAGGTGCTTATCGCAAGCCAGCAATTATCTGGGCAATGCTTTTAATTTCAATGGCATTATCTGAAATAACAACAAGAGCTCAACTTTCACCGTACACCCAAACGATACCATTGCTTGCTCAGGCTTTTTTCCTAGGAAACCTAGCCTACTTATACAGAAACAAAATGCATAAACTCGGAAATTTAGCTCCTTGGGTGGTTTTCACGGTTGTGATTCTTTGGCGCTTTCTGCCTCTTCCTGAAGGGTCTAAAACAGTAGCGCCGCATCTACTGCAAGTCTTTTCAGTAATTTGGGTCGGTATGACTGGTGTAAAACTCTTCAGACTAAAATTTCCAGACATAAGCTATGGCGCTTATATCTACCACATGCCTATTCTACTTTTTATCACTGAGAAATTAAGAATAACTGACACTGCAACAGTTTTTTGTTTGCTTTTTATAGCGCTGATACCAACTTGCTTGTGTAGCTGGTACTTAATTGAAAAGCCCGCAATCCGGCACGCGAGAAAAGCAACATCCGCCAGCATTACAAACACTGCCTTATCAAGCAGGATTTGGTAGCATTTCGCGAATCCATTCAGGGCGAGCATTATAATATGCTGCCCACGCCCCACCACGAATTGGCCTTGCCGTCGAACACGCGGTTGCGGATCGCCCAGGCCACGGCGATCTGGCCGGTTGTTCCTTCGCCGCGAGCCTCACCCCATAGCGTGTCGCGGTCTTTTTCACTTACTGGCATCAGTTTTCTCCTGGCAAAAAAATACCCGCTCGATGGCGAGTTCTTTGGGGTGACTACCTAAATCAGGTCGGTCTAAGCGCGGGCGACCGTTGTTTCGTCGTTGTAGAGCGCTGGCTGCTCTGGCCATGCCGGGGCCGTAGGCCAGATCGGCTGCCCCATGACTCGCCCGAGAAACACGCGGTACTTTTTCCACTCGGCCAGCATCGCTACACGGAGTGGTTTTTCTTCAACTTCTTCCGGTAGCGCGTAATCACCAGCAATGGCGTCACTGATCGCATCGACCCGGCCCTGCAGCGCAGTGATCTGGGCAGTCGCAAGGCGGGTTCGCGCATTGAGGTCGACCGTCGTTTCTCGAAGGAGCTCCTGCGCGGCGATCGCATCAATCAGGGACTGAGGGATCTCCTCGACGAGGCTTTCACCTTCGGCCAAGTCGGCATCGGTGAAATCATCACCCACCGCCCGCCAGCCGTAGCTTGTGATTGCGTAAGGCATCATCTGTCCATCCCATAGCCGGAAATATCGATTGAAAGCGACCCACCCGTTCCCGAATTGAAGTACCAGAGATTTCCGGAATCATCCAGGGTGGTGTCGCACGACACTTTACCGCCAGGCTCTGCCCCAACCAGGGTTACACTGAAGTTTCCGGGGGTAAGGCTCGCCACGGGAGTGCCGTTGTTGTTCATGTTCAGGCGAACGGTTTTCGTCACGTTGATCGGAACAATTGCCGAAGTTACGATAGTGGTTTGAGTTGTAGCCGCGCCGTTTGAAAGCACCCGGTATGGCGCTGCGATCAGGTTATCTCGGTAGTTGAGCATCCCATCGTTGCCCATGGTAAAGCCCAAAACCCCGCCGTTGGTTCCGGAACGAAAAGCCCCGATGAATCGGCGCGATGTGTCGCCAGTTTTCGTTCTGGCGGTGCCCATGTACGGCGCGGATGGTGCGGTCGTGACCAGTTCAACCGCGGCGACACCGGCATTCTCGTACAGGTATGCGTAGTGCCAAACGGACGCCGCCAGCGTTAAACCACTCAAAGTGATGTCAGAGGTCACTGTGACTCGACGGGAAAGACCAGGGATATAGGCGGTCCCAGTAGAAAAGGTCAAAGAGGTTGGTGCCGGCCTGGAGGGAATCAATCCAGATATCAAAGCAGTGTCGATGACAGTGTTGAGGCTCGAAATATCAGCCTTTGAAGCCTGAAGCTTACCGAAGGCTGCAAGTACCGTATCAGTCGCAACGACCGGCGTCTTCACGGTCAGGTCAAGACCGGTCAGGGTTGTGCCACGAACACCGGTGGCGGTCATGTATTTATTGGTCGCACCCTCCGGAAGCCCATCTGTATTCGTCAAGTTGAGGGCAGCGCGCACACCCGCCTGCGTTGCTGTTTCTCCCAGTATAGCCATCACCCCGCCGAATTGGTTGACCAGCGCCCGCAGTGCATCTGCCGAATCTTTGACATAGCCCTGCATCGGTGCCAGCGCGTAGGTGCCCGAGGCATTCGTCGCGCCTTGATACACAGGAGCGATCGATAGCGCGGTGTCACTGGCGATATTGGTCACTTCGTACCAGCCACCGTTAGGGCCGCGAAAAGCATCACCGACACGGGAGTTCGCAATAAATGCGGTACTGGCACCGATCACCGCATTGGAATTTTGGACGACAGAAACCGTCCCGGTTTTGTACCAGGGCATCGAGTATCTCCGGAAATTATTGAGGATCAGGCCAGCAATTTGGCGCAGAGAAAGGGCCGGTGGCCCTGGTCAGTCCAAGCCGTAAAGGCCAGGCTGTACATCATGATGCGGCCGCCAGCGTAATCGACCCCAAGGGCGCATCCGCCGCCGGTACCGTCGTTGTGGCAGTTCATCGTGAAAGGATTAAGGGACACGTACTCACCTACCCCGAGGCTCTTATTGATACCCCATAAGTACCTGCGCCCAACACTGAGCTGCTCAGTTCCGAGATACGTCCAGTTGCCGGCGGCGAACGTCACGACCACCGCCGGGGCGCCGCTGTCGTAAACAAGCGCGCCAGCCCCATCCCACAGCCGCATCCCATACGCAGCGGTACCCATCGAAGCCCAGGCCGCCACGAAATACTGTCCGCTGAGTGTTTCATTCACTCTTGAGGCGTTCATGGCAAAACCAGTCCAGTTACCCGGCCCTCCCGTGAACCACACTGAAATCGGAACCTGAATCGCGCCGCCCTGATCAGGACGAATAAACACCATTGGCGGGTCTTGGCTTGTCACCGCCCGGGCAAACGTTCCCGATGCAGTTGCAACGCCGGAATAGGTGCCTTTGGTAAGAAGGCAGAGTCTGGGCGCCTCCGAATCAATTTGAACAAACGAGTTGTCATTGATGCTCTGAAAGCCATAAGTCATGTCCCGTACCTGATTGCGTAGCCTTTGGCGACGATCCTTGTCTGAATTGTTGAAGCGCTGGCTGAAGGGTTCTTGGGCCGAACAACCACTTGCCCCTCCGCCGTCGTAACG